CAGTTATAAAATACCTAAATAATGCACAGGTAAAAAAAAAAACAATACATCGGTAGCTCAACGGAGAGAGCATTGCCCTTCTAAGGCAACGGTTGTGAGTTCAAGTCTCACCCGATGTACCAGTAGTTATCTTATGTAGTATGTTCGTCTTTTCCATTTTCTCCATTGTTGTGTTGAGTAGTAAAAGGGTGCAGCAGAATGGTGTGGAAGCCATACGCCCCGTAACCAAGCAATAAGTGATTATTGTGATGGTCTGCCCAAGTGCGGTAATGACGTTCTGACTTAGTAAGAGGTACTCCTACACTGATTTGGTATTCTCCAGACCATCTCAGCGGAAGCGTGTGTAAGCCACGACAAACTCCTCGGTGAAAGTCCGAGGGCTAACACGTATGACTGTTTCTCGGTAGCTCAGAAAGCCACCAGCTATCGTCCCGACCGAAGTTAGATAAGGTGGCACTGTCTAGTGAGAATCGGGGTGAAACAGTCATACGTGTTGGTGAATGCGCAGGCTGATGCGTAACATAACGGCGGGTATAACCGCTTGTAGAATGTTGACAGGCTTAAATGCCACGCCGTCCCGCGATGCGGCAAACCGCGTAATGCTACCATGGGGCATGTTTGAAACGGGATGCTAGATTCGTACCCACGAGCAAGTCGGAGATCAGTACCGACCACTAACCTCTATCAAACAAGAGGTGTAAAGATGAGTTAGTTAGAATACATCAGTTTTACAAGCGATGCAGAAGTAGTGGAGATGTTTAATAATTAAAGAAAGGTATTAAAATGGATAACCAGCAAATCGAACAAAAAATCCAATCCAAAGAATTAACAGCGCCGCGTGTAACACCGCAAGACATCGAGGCAAATATCACAAGCGAGCACTACTTCACGGCGGCAGAAGCATTGCGCTGCGACTACCCCCCGGCGATGCCTAAAACCGTGTCTCAACCACTAGAGCTACTCACCTTCTGCGTCCTTGTCCTCCGCAACGGCTTCGCCGTCACCGGCGAATCTGCTTGTGTATCGCGGGAAAACTTTGATGCCGAAAAAGGTCGAAAGATTGCTCGAGATAACGCTATCGACAAAGTCTGGCCGCTCATGGGTTATGAGCTAAAGAGTAAATTGGCAGATCAGTGATAGTGAGAAGTGGCTATAAAATTTACCAAGAACATTCCGGCTACCTTTCATAGGTAGCCTTTTATTTTGTCTAAAGGAAATTGATATGTATATTGCAATTCTCAAAACATTTAAGGTAGTGTTACAGGCTATGCTGATAGTGGCATTGTTAGCATTATTGCTACCATCCCTCTTTGTTTGCATGTTGTTAGCTATCCCTATCGAGATTATCAAGTCTCGCATTGATCTTGCAGAGTATAAGGCTCTACAGGACGTTAAAATCGAGTAGGAGGTGTTATGACTAGTAAGAAGAGAGAAAAGGTCGTAGCACCGTCTTATGGCCCTACATCACCCGTTCAGAAGGTATTATGGGACGATCAAGACACAGACCTTATCATCTACGGTGGTGGGGCTGGGTGTTATGATTACGAAACAGAGTACCTAACACCTAACGGATGGAAGCGATTCGATAAGTATGTTGATGGTGATGAAATAGCACAGTATAACCCACAGACACATCAGATTGAATTTGTGAAGCCAGAGGATTACATTGTTTTACCATGTGATAAGTTTTACAGGCTAGAAGATACGAATTACGATATGGTGTTGTCTATTGAGCACCGTATTCCTTATTGGTCTGGTACAGGATGGGATAAACTTCGTATCACAACAATGCGTGATGTCTTGTCGCTTTATAACAAAGGTCTATATCAGAAAGGGAAGGTAAAGACAACCTTCAAGATTGAGGATGATACAGATTTACCGACACTAGGTATGTCTCAATTCTACGATCTAAGAAACAAACTGCTAATGCTTGATGAGAAGATCACCTACAAAGGGTGGGCTAAGATGACAACTTCTCAAGCAGAAGAAATTATGGTGGCTGTTATCAATCGTAAAGATGAGAATGCAGAATACAGCCTCAGTGCTGTTACTAATCACAAAGAGAATGCCGACATTTACCAATTTGTGATGGCTTCATTTGGCTATGCAACTCATATCCGAGACTACGGTAAGTATTACCGCGTTCATGCCTACTGTAACAGCGACACAATCCGCTTCAGAGGCGATATTAAGCCACAAGAGTACCAAAGCAAGGACGGAAAGAAATACTGCTTTACAGTGCCTTCTGGCCTGCTTCTAGTTAGGCGTAGCAATAAGATATTCGTGTCCGGTAACTCAGGCAAGACAATGACCACGATGTTGAAAATGCTGCAATACATCGACTGCCCTAACTTTGAAGCAGTGTTTATCCGTGAAAGCCACACACAGCTAGAACAATCCGGTGGTCTATGGTCAGAGATGAAAAAACTCTACCCGAAGTTTGGTGCAAAATACACAGCGAGGCCAAAGAGGTTTACATTCAAGAGTGGTGCAACAATCTCACTGATGTCGTGTGGCACTGATGCAGACGTGTCTAACTTCGATGGTGGTCAGTATTCAGTTATCGTGTTTGATGAAGCACAGAACCATAGCTTTGAACAATTCTCTTATCTTGGCTCCCGTAACCGTAGTAGCTCGAAATATAAGTCAAGAATGATCCTGACTTGTAACCCGATGAAGGGTAGCTGGTTACTTGACTTTGTGTCTTGGTATATCGATGATGTCTCAGGTATCCCTATTCCTGAAAAAGCCAATACAATCCGCTGGTACATTGTTTTAGCAGGCAAGGTAGTAACAGCAGACACACCAGAGGAGTTGATTGAGAAGTATGGGCAAGACAGAGAAGTGAAGCCTATGTCTTACCGCTTTATTCCTGCTACGATTTACGACAACCCTCTCATTATCAAGAATAGGCCAGAATATCTTACCTACCTTCAAAACTTGAAAACAAATGAACGTAACCGCTTGTTACTTGGTAGCTGGTTTGCTATTGATGAAGGTGATGGTTATTTCAAGGCAGAATGGGTTAAGAAAGTGTCAGACATTCCGCCTGATGTCCGTATCCTAAACACTGTAAGGGCATGGGACTTTGCTTGTACGCTTGAGAGTGAGACAAATAGAGACCCAGATTACACAGCCACAGTGAAGATGTGTAAATGTAGTGATGGTAAGTATTATATCGTTCACGCTGACAGGTTTAGGGCAAGACAGCACGATGTGGAGAGTGCGGTAATCAAGTATGCACATGAGGATGGTATCTATGATTGCATCACTGTTATTCCCCGTGATCCGGGGGTCTCTGGTAAAAATTACGCTATGTCCCTTAGACGAAAGATCGCTGAAACAGGTGCGGCAGCAAGAGAAAGTGCTGTAGTGCCAACTAAGAGTAAATTAAGCAGATTTTTACCATTTGCCGTAACAGCGGAGGCAGGAGATATTTGTATTGTTGAGGCAGATTGGAATGGTTATTTTCTTGAAGAGCTAGAATCGTTCAGGGGTGAGCGGAAAAGGGGTGTTCATGACGATAGAGCTATGTCGTCAATAAACATATCTAATTTGGTGGAACTCTGCTAAGGCAGACAATACCAAGCGAAGCATCCTACGGGATGAACGTATAACGACTAATGACAACAAAACATCGCACATGCGTATGAGGTAACGAAGATGAAGTTTACGAAAGAATCAAGAAATGCAATTTTATGCGCCATCTTGGGAAATGGTGTCATAGACAACGAAGGTAGAGTGATTTTACGCTACAGTGTGCTGAAAAGTGATTACGCAGAATGGAAGCGTAAATGGCTTATGAAACGTGGTGTGAAATGCTCGGAGATAGAAGCAGCAGGGAACAGTGTGATATTTCATACTAAGCCAACTAAATGGGCAAAGCTGCTAAAAAGAATTATCTACGACCATTGTAGGAAAACTGTTGGACATCCTAAATTATGGTCAAGACTTGATAAAGAGCATTTAGCACAAATCTACCTTGACAAAGGATCGATTACAAACTATAAAACAAGATACACTTTATCACTGAACACCAATTCATCAAAAGAGGATAATCAGGTATTGATAGAGTATCTCAACGGTAGATATGGTGTATCGTTCTACCAGATGAAGTGGAATGGTAAGTATTATTTACAATGTGGAACAAAGGAGGCGAGAAAGTTCTTAAATTTGATTCGTAACAAAGTGGAAGATGTCCCAAGCATCTCTCATAAACTTCGTAACATCTGATTTGCCAGTCAGTCATCGACTTATGTCTTTGACGTACACTCAAGTGAGTGGAAAAGGTATGCAGGGCACTTGCTCTGAAGATATAGTCTGATCTGCATAGCGATATGCAGCAGGGTAAACAACATAAAGGAATCTTTATGAAAATGAAAAATAACGCAGGCTTGGAATTTGAGATTATTAGCTTACTCGGTAACAAACAATGTATTGTGAAGTTCACAGAGACAGGATACACGAGACAAGCCGACATCAATAATGTACGAGCAGGGAAGGTGAGAGATCACTACGCTAAGTCAGTCTATGGTCGCGGTTACAACGGTAACCATGATAATAAGAAGCCGTACTGGAAAAAGGCAAGACAGCTTTGGACAAATATGATGAAACGATGCTACTCTGATAAAGATACTCGTGGGTATCTTTTCAAAAGCCAAGCAGTAGTTGATGAGAGATGGCATTGCTTCGCTAACTTCTTAGACGATATTAGCGAATTGCCTAACTTTGATAAGTGGCTGGCAGGAGGTGATTGCACACAGACGCGCTACACACTCGATAAAGATGTGTTGTGTGGAGATCATAAAGTCTATAGTAAGCACACTTGCCAGTTTATCTCAGAGCACGAGAATAAACGTCTTGGTGCAATTCAGGCCAGAAAGACCGATCCGCGTTATTACAAACCCGAGCAGTGTGTAACGAGCACTGTTGAACACAATGTTAGTTGATACAGTTGCAGATGCATTCAATAACATTAACCGTACAACAAAGATTACATCGATGGTAATCCCGTCTTTTCAGCAAGTTAGGAATATAAGGAAAACCTGATGAATTGACTAAATAAGAAGTCAATGATATAATGCTTCAATAATTTAGTTATTGCCCCTTAGTGTTTACGCATTAAGGGGTTTTATTTTTCTTGTATAGGGCTGATGCTTCTTTACAAGATTGGAGGTGGTAATGGTTGATGAGGTAGATGACACAAAGCCGCGTTCTCCTGCGCCATTTTCAGTTGAGCGTGGAGCTGTTGGTTTAAGACAGTATAACGGGCTAATTCTTGAAGAAGTAGATAGAGACTTACGGGGACATAGATTTATTCACATCGTGGAATTGATGAAGAAAGACCCTGTAGTGTCTGCCCCGATGTCTCTCTATAGAATGATGTTAGGCAGGCCATCTTGGAAAGTAGTTCCAAAGAAAGATGCAGGCCAGTATCAAAAAGATAAGGCAGAAATCATTAACTCAATGCTTGGTGATATGGAACATAGCTGGTTTCAATTTATCAGAGAAGTGAGTTCAATGATTGAATACGGATTCTCATTACATGAGATCGTATTAAGACGTAGATTGAAACGTAAAGGCAGCAAGTATAACGATGGGTGGGTAGGGATTAAATCTCTTCCTATTAGAGCACAAAACACAGTTATCAATGGCTGGAAATATAGCCAAGACGGTAAAGAGCTAATTGGCGTAGAGCAATCGTTCTATGATCCTACAGTCCTATCTCGTTTAGCTTTGAATAAGGTGTTTATCCCTCGTGAAAACTTCCTGTTATTCAATACAGACACACATAAAGGTAATCCTGTAGGCAATTCACCATTTAAGGCTTGCTACATTCCGTGGTGTTACCGAGTAGATATTGAAGAAAAAGAAAACATCGGTATTGGTCGTGATTTACGCGGTATCTTCATGGCGGAGATTCCACCTAATTACCTAGACCCTAATGCTTCTGAGGATGAGAAGAAAGTATTAGAGATGTTTAAGGCCATTGCATCAGGTATTCAAGTCGATGAGAATGCTGGCCTAGTATTACCAAAGCAGGTTGATGAAATGACGAAAGCAGATATGTTCCGCTATTCGTTAATGCAAACAACAGGTAGTAGATCGTATAACACAACAGAGATTGTTGCACGGTACGATAAAAAGATTCTCACAGCGTTATTCGCTGACATTCTTTCTCTTGGTCAAAACAGTGTTGGTAGCTTCTCGTTAGCAGATGCCAAGACATCTATTCTAGCGATGGCTATTGAATACAGGCTGAAAGAGATTAAAGACGTACTAGACACCCATCTTATCCCATTACTCTACCGTGTAAACGGGTGGGATACTTCTGAAGATTATCCTGAATTCTCTTTCCAAGATTTAGATGAAAGAGACCTTGAAGTGTTCTCATCAGCTATTCAGCGTTTAGCTGCCACTGGCATGATTGAACGTGATAGAGAGATGATGAACATTGTCAGAACAACTTTAGGTGCAACGCCTTATCCGGATGATGAACCTGTGCTAACAGATATTCTTACAGGTGGTGCAGGTACACAAAGCAGAAGTGGTGATAGTTTCAGCACAGCCACAGGCGGTCTTAACGGGACTGCTAATACTGTGAGTGCTGATGACAATTCCATTTCTAATTTATACAACGATTAAGGAGTAGGTATGTATGAACGAATAAAAGCAAAATACCTATCCGAACCTTTGCTCATTAAGCCTGATGCTTTAGAGGCAATTTTAGAGGTGTTAGACGGTAATAAGTCTGCACCTCTTGTTCGTTTAGATAGTGATGAAGATGATTACGAGTATCAAGATTCAGTAACATCTTCCTATAACCCAGATACAAAGGTAGGCATCATTCAAATTGAAGGTGCTCTTACCTACAAGCCAACAGGTCTTGAGATGATGTGTGGTGGTGCTTCTTACACAATGATTGAAGAGCAATTCCTAGCATTAGCTAAGAATGGTGCAAAGATCATTATCACCATGACTGACACTTGTGGTGGTGAAGCCTACGGGTGTATGGAAACATCGGATAACCTTCGTAAGATTGCAGATGATTACAGTGTTACATGGTTGGCTTACAACGATGGAAACATTGCATCAGCAGGGTACGCATTATCAGCATCGGCTGATGAGATCATTGTAAACCCAGACAGTTATACAGGCAGTATCGGGGTCGTTGTTGAACTACTCAATGACGCTGAAGCAATGAAGATGGAAGGTTATAAGCGTATTTATATCTATGCTGGTGAAAATAAAGTAGCAGTAGATAATGAGGGTGAATACAAACCTGCTTTCTTAAGCGATGTCCAAAGTAAAGTGGATCGTTTATATAGCAAGTTTGTTTCTCATGTTGCTTCATATCGCGGTATTTCAGAAGCAGCGGTAGTTGGTACAAAGGCAATGATGCTTACGTCTGAAGATGCTGTTAGCACTGGTCTAGCAGATAAGATTCAGACAAGAACAGAGTTTGCTGAGTATATTAGTGATTTATCAGAAAAGA